ATTGCGAAACCCCGGTCGCTATCGTGATCGACGCGGAGTCAGAAGCATCGAACCACAAGACGGTCGCGATTTGCGCCGGTGTCCACAATGTGGGCTCGCCACCTGCCGGTCTGCGCCACGCCGCCGCGGCTCGCATCAGAGCGCTCATGCGGCCGTGGTCTCGCCAGCCAGCTTGTAGACGTCGGTGGCTCGGCGCTTCAGCACCGCGAAGTCTCCCTGCTCCATGACCAATGTTCCGCCACGCGGAGTCACTATCACAGCGTCGTTGTCCTCGACCAGGGTCAGCCCGCCAGCGCCAGCGATCATCAATCCGAACTCAGCCGCCGCCGCGACCGGTTCCGTCGCGTCATCCAGCAGCGTGAGCGTCACGGCCGTCGCGCTCGTGAACTCGTGCCAGGCACCGTTGGTCAGATCGTCCAGCGTGTAGGTGTCACCGGCCAGGGTGACAACGGGTGCCGTGGGCGGGCCGCTCTCGCCGGCATCGGCATCGACGATGTCATCGCCGTCATAGCGCACCTGCCGCGTCGTCCCGGCGTCGACGGCTACGCCGACCGATGCCGTGGCATCGAGCTTCACCGTCAGCGTCACGGCGGTCTGGTTCGCGACGAAGAACCGTGGACGCGACGGGCCGCCGTAGAGTGCATCGAGATCCGGATATACCACGTTGATCGGTCCGCTCAGCACCGGCCCGCTATCAGCGTCGCGGACCACAATCGTCCCGTACGGCCACTCGTCGGCCGGATCGAGCGGGTCGGAGGCCTGGAGCACGAGGTCCTCGTCGGTCGCGATGTCGATGACGATCTCGCCGAGCATCATCGCCGTGATCGCGCGGTCGGCGGCATTGACGGTGACCTCGGGCTGCGCCTGTGCCGCGGCCAGCTCGTCGAAACCCAGTTGCGGATTGGTCATGCGATCTCCTAGACGGTCGCGATCAGTGGCAGCCCGCGGCCGACCTCGGCCGAGACCTGGTAAATACGGACGTCGACGCTCGCCTGGGCCGAGCCGAAGTCGGTGGTCTGCTGGGCGGCCGTATACACCGCCGCCGGCGTCGAGAGGCCCGACAGCGTCCGGACGACGGCCGTGCCGTCCATGATGTCGACCTCGTAAGCCTCGCTGTCCTCGGACATCGGCACGGTCGCACCCGGGACCAGCGTGTTGCTCAACCGGTCGCGCCGGATCCACGTGATGTCGAGATCGCCGGTGGTATCGCGGACGCCTTCGGCATCGACGCCGGCGAACGGTAGCAGCGCCCGCGCCGCGCTCGCGAACGAGGCGACGACCCCGGTCTCGTAAGCCGCTCCGTTGGTCACGCCCCGGTAGAACCGGGTGACATCGATGTCGGCGTCGTCGAGCGCGATGCGCGCGATGCCGGACAGCACCACGACGACGTCGCCCGCGCTCATCGTATCGATCAGATGCTCGGTGCCGCGGCGGCCGTGCAGCAGGCGCGTCAGCCGGTACCGACCGGGCGAGACGAGCTCGGCGTTCGCCCATTGGACGATCTGCCAGGGTCCGGCCGGCGGCGACACCGGATCCGCCGCGGGCGGCCCGATCGCCAGGCGGTTGGCGCCGGCCAGCACCGCGGCATCGGTCGCGGTCGCAAGCGTGCCTCGGTCGACGTCGATGACGAGCTCGCGCTCGTTGTCCCAGGTGTAGCCGTCGGCGCCCGCCGCGGGCGGCGTGACGACGGTGCCGGTCACGGCCTCCTCGGCCAGGAGCACGCGCTGCGTGAAGGTCACGCCGTCATCGCTGTCGTAGACGGTTGCGCCCGGCCAGTTCGTGCCGGCGCCGGCGCGCCCGGCGCGCAGGTAGAAGCCCGCCTCGTCGTGCGTGCCGATCACCAGCGACGGCAAGTCGAGGAAGCCGAGCGCGGTCTGTGCCAGCACGCTCACGGTCTGAATCGGGAGTCCGGTCCCGTCGTCGATCGCGACCGAGACGTACGCGCCCTCGTCATCGCGCAGCGCCTCGATGTGATGGATAGCGCTGCCCTGGTTGCGGATCTTAACGATCCGCATCCGATAGCCCCGCCCTTTGAAAGGGACCAGGATCGGGTCAGCCGGTTCGAGGTGGGCGTACCCGGCGTCGAGCGAAAACTGGTAGGTCGATGCGCTCGCCCAGGCCTCGCTGTGCAGCACGGCGACGGTCTCGGCCGCGCGCTGCTGGCTCATGGCGACCGGCGTCTCGGCGCTCACGTCGTTCGTCGACCGCGTCTCCTGTCTCGCCGGCGACAGGGTCTCGCCCGACTGGTAATCCCGATCGATCGCGTTGTACCGGAGGCGCATCTGGCGGGGCCGGCCAATGTCCTGCCCGCGCGTGACGGTAATCGGCGCAGGTGGGCTCTCGCCCGAGACGTGCGCGCCGAGCGCCGCGGCCGGGATCGTCGCGACGATATCGCCGCCGCGCTTCGGGAAGCGGAGCGTCGGCCCACGCTCGACGATATCAAAGCGCCCGATGGTGCGCATCTGCTCGAGGATCGTGCGGCCCGACGTCTCTCGCGAGACGGTGTAACCCCAGATTGCGTCGTTATCGAGATCCCCGGTGTCGACATCGATCACACCCGCTCGCGCGCACGCGCGCTCGACAACGCGCGCCACCGTCGTGCCGATGGCATCGTCGACACTGCCCGGATCAATGGTCGAGGCCTGGATGCCGTCGAGCACAATCACTGCGACCTCCTCATCAGCCATGCCCACCTGTATGCGCGGGGCCCAGTAGGCCGCGCCGGCCGGCGCTGTCGCCGTGAACACGTGCACCAACCAGGACTGTGGCACCGCGCTGATGTTGAATTCTGTGTCGGTCAGCCACCGCCACGGCAACGATGTCTCGGACAGGAAGACCTCACCGTCGTCGTACCACCGCACGTGCGGCTGGATGACGATCCCGCTGCCGAAATAGTAGAGCGGTGTCAGAGCCAGTCGGCACTGCTGTATCTGGCCGGGCGTCGTGGGCAGGCGATCGTTGCTCGCAAACGAGATCCAGGCGCTGGTTTCGAGCAGGCAGACAGCGGAATAGTCGCCCTCCCAGGCAGCGAAGCCCGGGCTGTTCAGCGTCAGGCCGCTGCCACTGATGCTGAAGCCCTCCACAGTCTCCAGCACGTAGAGATTCACGTCCTCGGACGCGATGGTCCAGCCGGTAATCGGGGCCGTAGTCGCGCCGTCGGCCTCGAACCCGCCATTGGTCAGCGCCTGCGGCGTGCCGTCCGATCCGGCGGTGCCGGGTCCGCGAAGCACCGCGAACTGAAACCGCAGGAGGTCGTTCAGTCCGATGCGACTGAGCGCCGCGCCCTCAAGCCCCTCTCGCAGCGTGTACTCGGTGTCGAACCGGTCCCTAAGCTGGCGGTAACGTAGATCACCGTCAAGTAGGTAGGCCAGGATCACGTCCGACCAGCCGCCGTTCGTGGCGATGTCCCGGTGATCGTCGAGGGCCATGCGCGGCGACGTCGAACCCGCCGGCAGCGCGACGACGTCGAAGCCCGGCAGTAGCGAATCGAGCCAGCGATACCAGGCGTCGCCGTCCTCGGTCAGCCACGCGATCAGCGGCTGCATGTTCTGGTCGAAGGCCAGCGCGACTTCTCTGACCGGATCGGTCGTCGAGTGCAGGACGGTCGTCGTCGCGCCCGGCGCGCTCAGCAGGAAGTCCCCGTCCGAGTGCTCCAGGTGCCAGACCTTGACCTCAAGCCCCTGACTCGCGTCACCGATCGCGACGCCGCCGAGCTCGTCGTCGTGCCACGGACGCTTGATCCGGTTGCGCGGCGGCTGAAACGCCGCCGGGACAGGCTCAGTCGACAACGTGTCCTGCGGAAGCATCGAGCTACGGTGTCCGCACCCAGCTCAGCACGTAGTTGAGGGTCAGTAGATTCGAGCTCGTTTTATTGATCACCGGGTCGTACGATGCCTGAAACACCACGGACGTGCGCTCAGACACCGACACCGGGTTTTGGTTGCCCCACGCACAGGTCGCGGCTGCGATGCCGCCGACGTTACCGTCGTTCAGGCCCCAGCTGATCGCGATCTGGCGAGTGAATGAGCCCGGGGTGTACGACCCGACGGTCGTCACACTGGTTCCCCCATCGCTGGTACCACTCGGCAACGACGTGATCGCCCCGAGCGCGCCGCTGTAGGCAGCACCAGCCCCTGCGTTGTCATCGGACGTGAAGCTACCGCCGGTGCGCATCCGCCAGGAGTCAGTACCGGCACCGGAAGCGCGGCCGACCACGTCATGGTCGGCACCCGAGATTGACACGGTGTCCGTGAAGTCGACGAGCGGCGGATAGACGATCAGCTCGTACGCCTGGTCGAGGAATTCTCCTGTCAGCCAGGGAAACACGGTCGGGCTCCCGCCGCCGTCGACGGTCAGCGCGCGGCTGAACAGGTTGCCCATCCCGACCTCGGCCAGGTTGTGATTCGAGACGGCCTGGTCGTGCCGTAACACGATGGTCGAGTGCATCTCGTACGGCGACGACGCGTTGGTCGATCGGCCGATACTCTGCACGCTGGTCGCGGTGGAGACCTCGGCGACCAACGCACTGTCAGAGACGTTGGGCGCGGTGTTGCCCGTGCCGACGCGGGCCGGGCTGAACGGGGTCGTGCCATTGCCGCCCAGGTAGTCCATGCCCTCGTCGACGATCAGGTTGTCAATCCACGGCGTCTCGCGCCGCACGGTGACGCCGTCCGGGGCGACCGCGCTCAGCTTCCATCGACCCTTCACGCCCACTTTCAGTGGGATGGGATCAGACTCAATGATCTTGAATTTGGGTACCCAGATTCTCACGTGTCTCTCCTACGGGGTAGTCAGTGTTCCGCCCAAGACCTGGAAACCGAGGTCGATCTCCTCGGGCGCATAGTTGTCATAGCTCACGAGTCCGGTCACGAGCGTGCCGCCCAGGACCTCGAATCCCAGATCAAGTTCCTCGGGTAGGTAGTTGTCGTAAGTGGCGAGTCCGGTCACGAGCGTGCCGCCCAGGACCTCGAATCCCAGATCAATTTCCTCGGGTATGTAGTTGTCGTAACTGGCGAGCGCCGTCTGCAACGTTCCGCCGAGCACGCTGAACCCGACGTCGATGCCTTCGGCCAGCACGATGCCGGTCTGGCTGTCCACCGGCTGGTTGGCCAGTTGCAGGCTGTCACTCGCGTAGTACGGATACGGGCGCGAGGTCAGCAGCATCTCGCCGGTCTCGACCAGCTCGAACTTGCGCACCGGATGTTGATGCCCATTCTCGGGATCGAGCTGCCAGCGCGGATAGACGATGTAGGCATCGCCGCGCCAGGCCGGCACGTTACCGGCACCCTGCTCGGTCTCGATCGTCGGGTCCGGCAGCTGCGATTCGGTCCCGCTGTAGAGCACGAACGTCTGTGCGTACGCGGCCGACGCGGTGAGCCGGTTCGTGTACGCAACGTCGTCCTCGTCCGGCTGCCGGGGCCTGACGTCGTAGACGACCTCACCGTCCTCCCACACGCGCCAGAGCCCCGAGATCGGGTACCCGTCCGAGCAATCGGCTAAATGTAAGGCGATCGTCTGGAAGTAGTTGAAGACCGTTTGGGTCTGCTCGCCGAGCGAGCCGATGATGCCCTCGACGACCACGACCTCGGTGGAGGACGTCGAGCGCGCCCCCAGGTACATCACCGTCGACGGCGAGACACCGTCGATGCCGTGCAGGAGATTGAGCGGCTCGCCCGGATCGACGCGGATCCGGTTCTTGTCCTCGAGCAGCGGCGCGTCCGGCAGGTCCTCCGGGAACAGCAGCGTCCCGGCCTGATAACCGTACAAAAAGCCCTTGGCCGCGCCGGCCGGCCCGCCGACAAAGAACCCGATGACGCCGCCGATGACGCCGGAAAGAAAGGACCGGCTCGGCATCAGAGCAGCGCCTGTATCTCAGCCTCGGCCGCGGCCACCTGGTCGGCATAGTCCGCCTCGCTGATCAGCAAGACGACATCGGCATCGGCCGCGAGCGGGCCTTGCACCATGCGATCGGTCCCGGGCGAGTAAACGCCGACACCCCGGAAATTGACGAAATTGTTATGCACCCAGCGGCAGGTTCCCGCGGCACGGTCACAGCCCGGACGAAGGCGCAAGGTGTCACCGACCTCGATGTCCGCGACCGACTCGTCCCACAGCAGCAGGTCGATCAGGTCGGCGCTGTCGATCGGGCTGTGGGCGCGCACGGTCGCGAGATAACCGCTGTTGTCGCCGCCGGTCCAGCGCACCTCGCCGTGCACGTAGTAGATGTCGTTCAGCGGGGCGATCCCTGCGTCGAGCGCGGCCGTGAAGCGCTTGCGGTGCTCGACGGCCGTGACCGTCGCGGTCCGGATCAGCGGCGTGACGTTTTTCCGGCAGCGGTCATCGCCGAAGCGTTTGACGTCACAGCGCTCGCTCGCGCTGCGCGTGACGTTCTGGGCGAGTGCCTGGGTGACGCCACGGACCTCCGAGCGATACAGGCCGTTGTCGTCGACGAAGAATTCGCCGAGCGTCCCGACGATCAGTTCCTTGTAGCCGTCGTCCGGGGCGCGCCAGTTGACCAGGACCAGCGCGGCCGAGGCCGCGTCCCACACGCCCGCCTCGATTTCCTCGGCACGGATGCCGACCATCGGCGCCTCGGCCAGCAGGCCCTCGACCTCGGCGTTCTTCACCGAGCCGTCGGCCTTGTCCTCAGTGTCGGATCCGGTGATGCCCTCGCTCGCCGGATACGTACCGGCGTAGCGTCCCGCCGCGATCGTGATATCGACGTCGTGGGTCGTGCCCCGTAACACCTGGCCTGTCACGCTTCGCACTTCCCAGACGAGCGTCGGCGTCGGCGTTTCGCCCGCGAGGTTCGCCGCGAGATTCGCGTTGAGCGTGAGCACTACTCGCGCACCTCGATGACGGCGAAAGTCGTCGACTGGATCCGACGGCTCGTGACCTCGATCGGCAGCGACGACAAAAACCGCGCCTTGACCTGGAAGTCCCCGCCCCACGTCGTCGGCGTGCCGTCGAAGGACGACTCCGGCGTCACGAGACCGGTCGCCTCGTCGAGGGTCCAGGTCGCCTCGTCCTGCACAGTGCCGACCTCGTTGGCGATCGCGATCGTGTCGCCGATCGGCCGAGAGATCGTCCGCTGCTGCACGAGTGAGCCCGCGCTGTACTGTTTGACCAGCTGATACTCGCCGGAGCTCAATGCCGCGAGCGGCTGGTCCGTGGCCGCCGGCGTCTCGCCAACCGCCACGGACCGGTAGTCGGTCCAGTCAGTGAAACGGAAGCGGCCGGCCGTGCCGCCGATCGCGAGCCAGAACGTGAGGATCGCCTGGATATCGGCCTCGAGCCGCTCACCGATCGGAACCGGTGTGAACTCCCGCAATGCCTGGTCCCAGTGCCGGGTCGATTGTTCGCGGCCGGACGCCACGCGGATATGGGTCGTCAGAATGACCGGATCCGACGTAAAGCCGAAGGCCGGACAGGGAGGGAACAACGGCAGCGGATCGGCGACGATCATCAGCTGTTGCGCCTCGATGCCCGGAGCACCCGCTCGACGGAACCCGCGACCTGCAGCTGGGTCTCGCGCGAGACTGTGCCCTGCGGCGCCTGAATCGCGAAGTTGAAGGTGTTGCCCCCGCCCATGCGCGACAGCGGCACCACCTGCCCGCCCGTGTTCGGCACGAAGTACTCCGGCTCGTTCTCGTTGATGCCGTACAGTCGCCCGGCACTGACCGGCCCGCCCGTTGCCCGGTTGCCGCCGAATAGCCCGGCGAAGAATTTCGCGAGACCGCCGGTGGCGTCACCGTCGCCTTCGCCAATCGAGCCGAAGATCTTCTCGGTCAGGCGAGCGGCCGCGGCCTGCGTCGCCATCTTGAGCAGCATGTCCCTGAACGCGTCGAACATTCCGTCGAGGCCGTCTTCGAACTGATTGAACAGCGTGTCGGCGAAGATGTCCTGAGTGTTGCGCATCAGCTGATCGCGGACGGTGTCGAACTGTTGGCTCGCTTCCTCGAGTGCGTCCTGCGCCAGCGGGATTGCACGGAGATAGGTTTCGTAGCTGATCGCGCCGGCGTCGAGCAGATCGTTGAGCTCGGCATAGGTGTCGCGCAGACGCTCCGCCGGCGTGATAACGGATTGGGTGATCTCGCGTCCGCGATCCATGATCGCCTGCAACTCGCGCTCCGCGTCGATGGTCGCGGCGAGGCCTTCGAGCTGTTCGGCCTGCGCCTCGGTGATCCCGGCCAGGCCACCGCGTGAGATCTCGAAACGGATCCGCTCGAGCTCGGTGACCTCGCCTGTCAGCGTCAGCTGGCGCTCATACGCGGCAAGCTGCGAGTCGAAAGACTTTGTCAGCGCCTCCGTCTCGGCCTGAAGCTCCTTTACGGCGTCCAACGAACCAGTGACGGCATTCAGCAGCGTCTGAAACAAACCGACGCCGCGGGCCGCTGCAGGCTCTGCCTCTGGCGCGAGCGGCTGCGCGCCGGCGTTGCCTACGCCGAGCGCTTCTTCTTGCTGGCGCTTAAAGAAAGCGAGTTGCGCCGTCAGTCGATTCAACTCTCGCCGGTATTCTTCGGCGCCGATTCGTCCGCGGGCGAAGTTTTGGCCCTTGAACGCCGCCTCGAGCTCTTCCATCTGTTCGATGGTCGCGTTGATCTCGGACTCGAGCGCAAACGGGTCGGCGCCGGCGTATCCAGCGGCAATCGTGTTGATCAACACGTTCGCCGCTTTAGTCGCGGCGGCAAAGCCTTCGATCAGCGCCGTGGTCAGGTTGTTCGCCGCCTGGATCGTCGCCGGATCCTGCAGCAACGCCGCTAAGTCCTGGAGCGCGGTCTTCGCGTCGTCCATCCCGCCGGGCGCTTCGAGCAAATCGCCGAAGGCATTCTGCACCTGGGTCAACGCGCCGCCGAAGGTATCGGCCGCGGCGCGGGCAGCGCCGCCGAACTGGGTCTCGAGCTCACCCAGGATGACGCGCTGGGCGCCAGCGATATCACCGGTCTCGGTCAGACTCCGGACCAGGTCCGCCTGCTGCTTCGACAACTGTACGCCCGCCTCGCGCAGCGCCGAGACGCCGAGGATGGGATCGTTCAGCGCTTTGCCCACTTGCAGCGCTGACGATTGCAGATCCTTGCCGAGCGCCACCGACATGTTGAGGATGGCTTCGGTGGCGTCGACGAAGACATCGCCACGGACCTGGGTGAAGGTCAGTAAGACACCCTGCATCGCGGCGATGGCCTCATCGCCAAAAGTCGTCACACGCTGAAAGTCGCCGGCCATCGCGGAGAGTTCCATCGCCGTGAAGCCCGCGACCTGACCGGTCGACTCGACCCTCGCCTCGAGCTGGCGGAAAACATCCTCCGCCTCAATCGTGGACCCGATGACGCTACGGATGGCGGCGCCGGCACCGATCGCGGCGAAGGCGCCGATCACCGTCCGCTGCAGATTGCGCATTGTCCGCTGGATTTTGCGCGACCGATCCTGTGCCGATCGAGCGGCGCGGTCCATGCCCTTCTCGAACCCGCCCGTGCTGGCAATCAAGTCCAGCGTTAAAGACCCCAGGCTCCTGGTTGCCATGTCAGTCCTTCTTCACCTTGGCGCTGGTCAGGATTGCCATGAAATCCTCCAGCGTCGCGTCCTGTTCGGGTTCTTTCGGGTACGGCATCAATGAGCTCTTGTCGCCTTTTACAAACGGCGAGACGGCGCGGGCCACGGCCGCGTCGAGTCTCAACAATGGATTCAGCGGGCCGACGATCTCGCGGTACGTGATCCAGCTGGACAACTCCTCGACGGTCATCCGGCTCTTGAGTTCTGAGACCGTCATGCCACCCAACGCCAACGCCAGGTCATGCAGCAGCCGATCCGTCGGCGTCAGGCTTTTGGGTTTACGTTCGCCCTCTTGTTGACCGAGCCGATCGCCTTGATCATCGCGTTGGCGAGGTCCGGATGAAGCGTGTAAGCCTCCCTGAACGGGATGGCCTCGTCGCCCGACTCACCCAGGCTCACGCACTCCGAGATCATCAGCGCCATCCGGCTGCGGCGTTCGTCGTCAAGCTCCGGCGATAGAAAGATGCGCTCGTGCTCACCGACCGACAGCTTTTTGACGAAGATCGTCGCGGTGTTCGGGCCCTCGCCGTCGATTGAGAATGTGATCTCGCGCTCGACCTTGCGATCGCTGACAAAGCCACCGAGTTGGCGCAGCTCGTCGAGGGAACTCACGTGGCGGTCTTCGGCACGAGCAGCGGCTCACCGGAGACCTGCACGCCGATGTTCGACTGCACCGATTCGTTCTGGGCGAAGCTGAACGGGAACGAGTTCATGAAGCCCTCGAACGTGATCCAGCTGCGGCTGTCGTCCAGCACGAAGTCGCCTTCCCCCGCGCTATCCAGCGCAACCGTCGGATCGACGCCGGTGTTGTCGGAAAACCCGACCGCCCAACGCAGCTGGGTGCCGGCCACCTTGAGCTGGTGCAGCC